GTCAGTTCGTGAATACTATATACCCGGTCAAGTATCTGACCAAGAAGAAGCTGATAATCTTATAAGAGATGCAAAGAATGGTATGTCTGAAGAAGAAATACTAACTCGTGCTAATTTTATAGAAGATGCTGACATTAAGGCTGATGCTATAAAAAAAGCTAAAGATGCGTCAAAAGGTTTTGTACCATCAAGCGATCAGGAAACTCAAGCTAAACGCTTACTTAGTGGTGTAGCTCAAAAGTATTTATCTCCTAACGCTGCTATAGTTGACCCAGATCTAGCCTCTGTTGATGCACAGAAACTGACTAATAAAGCCTTACATGATTATAACAGAATCTATATGATGCGAGTCAGGAAAGGTGACAATAGAGATGAAGCTCATGCGTATGCTTTAGAACAAGTCGAAGCTAACTTGTTAAAAGAGCCAGCAGATATTGTTCAAAAAGGTACATACGAAGGTAACTATTACAGTGCTGGTGCAGTTACAAAAAGAGATCCTAAGATTACATTATTACCAGAAGCTAAAAGGCTGGTAAAAGAGTCAACCGAACTACCAATTAATAATCCAGCTTTGACTAGCGACAAGTATTTACCCGGTGAGCAAGAAGCTGCATTGATAGCTGGTAGAAATATGAAAGCAAATAATGGTGAAATACCTGATTTTTATATAGAGTTAGCTAAAGTTGTAGGTATGAAGCCATACAGACTTATGCAAATGAGACACGAAGCTCTAGGTTTAGATGTTGCAGCATATGATACAGACAAGACTTTACCTAATGGTAAACCTAATCCTAACTATGGTAAACCGATTGCATTTTTTGTACCAGAGGGTGCACTTGGAGAAGAACAGTTATCCGCAGACGATCAAGCTTTATTAGATAGTAACCCTAATGGTGCTAAGGTATTTAGAGCTGGCTTAAATGCTTTTACATATCTAGACTCTATGGACTGGATGTATGAAGGTGCGGCCCGTCAAGGTGCTAACTATACCTCCTTTGTCGATGGTAGAGGTCGTGCATACTCTGATGTTATTACAGAGAATACAACTTTAGGTGACATAGAAGATATGTTCAATGCTAAAGAGTCTAGAAGTGGTATGCGTATGGGAGAAAACATTAAGGTTGGAAGATACCCATGGACAAAGACTACCTTCAATGAAGCTATGCAATTAGCTGGACTTGATCGTAACACTAAGTTTGACAAAGAAGCACAGGATGCTCTTGTACGTGGACACATCTTACATACTTCTATGACAAGCAATAGTTATACTGGTCTTTCTGTATTTAATGATGCTCAAGAAGGATTTAGACCTGAAGCTTACGAGCCATTTCAGGTAGACGGTGAGACAATAAATATATTTGAAGAAGAGTTTGGTGGCGAGTTTTTAGACCCATACTCTTTGCCTACTACTATGTCCACAGGGCTAGTTAAATTCATATTATCACAATAAATTATGGAAGAATATAGTTTCGATCAATCTGACATCGAACAAATCGAAGCAGAGACAGAGGAACAGGCAGATAGAGAAAGGGCTGAAGCGGCAGCAAAAGTCTCCAAAGAACAGGAAGAAGCAAAACAGAATGTAGCTGATGAACTTGAAGACCCACGTAATGCAGATAACTGGGGATTTAAGGCAGTCACAAAAGAGCTACAGTCTGCTTTGACTGGTGGTGTACAAGATTCTCTATCGTCTGTAGCAACGTTTGCTGAAAGAACAACAGATGCACTCTCTGGCGAAATGCAAAGAGAGAAAGAAAAGAATGGTTACTACAAACCACAATGGGATCCTTTTACATCAGAAAGCAATCCTATCATAACAAAAACATGGTGGGGCAACCTAGCACGTGGTACAGTGCATTTTGGTACAATGGCAGCTGGTACAGTACTAGCAGCAAAAGGTCTTGCAGCTGGTGGTGTAGGACTAGGTATAGGTGCTGGTGCAAGAGCACTATTAGGAGCACCTAGCCTTGTACGTGCAGCTGGTATTGGTGCTATATCTGATCTTGTGTCAAAACAATCTGACGGAGAAAATGCGTTAGGTATGATGCGAGATAGATACGGTTGGGTAGATACACCATTAAGCACTAAAGAAACTGACCACCCTATTATGATGAAGGTCAAAAACATCGTAGAAGGTATGGGTATAGGTCTTGTGTTTGATGGTGCTGCTATGGTTTTAGGTAAAGGTGGTACACAAGTACAAAACTTTATAAAAAATAGACAAAAGAGTGTAGACGAAGAAACACTAGCAAAAGGTCTACAGGAGTTACGAGAAGGTGAAAGTGGTTTTCGTGCAGCTAAAAATAAACCTTTAGCTGGCCCTGCTCAGGGTGCTACACTTTCTGTTGACGATCCTATGATTGTCTTTGAAAATCAGAAAAAGATTAGAAAAGACTGGGGTTCAGAAGAAGGTTCTGCTGGTAATTTAATTACACCAGTACAACGTGAGCGTGGTGCTAAGTTTTCTGGTCAGTCAGAAGAGGTAGTTGAAGATGTATTACAAAAGTTATATAGTAAAAATAAATTTCAAGCTTTACTAGACGAAGTAGGCGGTGACAGAAAAGCTCTTGTAGAAAAATTTAGAGATGCTGTAGAGGCACATCAACGCATTACACTAGGTAGAAATGCAGCTGAGTTAGGCCCAGACGAGTATTTAGAAGAGTTTTTTAATGCTGTAGATGCTTACCAAATTACAGATATAGATGGTAACATAACTGATAAATTAGAAACATTAACAAGTAAATATGTTGTTGTTGCTGACATGGTTATGGGTACATTATTACAGCAAGTACGTGACATGGCAGAAGCTGGTAGAGAAATAAAAGACTTTGTAGATCTAAAAGATGTAGATGGCCCATTAGAAAATATACGTGATACAATGTTTATGCTTTTAACAGAAGCCAAACGTGCTCGTATAATTAAGTCAGATAACTTTAAAGAACTAGGTGCTGGTAAAAGATCTTATCTTGAAAAGACTTTGGCCAAAGAAATGGCAGACACTAGAGAAGCAATACAGGCAATGCTCAACATTACTAAGGAAAACGATCCTAACGGAGAGTTGTTGATGTCATTGTTTGAGGCATTTTCTATGATGAAAACTGTCAACAGTGTAGATGATTTTGATAACTTTGCACGTAAAATGATCTTTGGTGGTGAGATAGGTGGTAAACAAGTAACTGGATCTCTAGTCAAAGAACTCCAAGGAGTTATGACACATAGTATTTTATCTGGCCCTAAAACACCAGCTAGAGCTATAATTGGTACAGCTACCCATACATTCTTACGCCCTATGGCTACAACTATAGGTGCTGCTTTTACAGGTGATAAACGTGCAGCAAGAGCTGGACTAGCATCTATGAACGCTATGATAGAGGCTATACCAGAGTCATTTGAGTTGTTTAGGTCTAGACTAAACTCATACTGGTCAGGTGATATAGCTACTAGAAAAACTAGATTTACTGAATATACAAAAGGTGATAATAACTGGGAGATCATACGTAGGTTTGCAGAAAGTGATAGAGCTAATGCCGGAGAAAAAGCTGCTTTCCGTGTAGCTAACATGGCACGTAGTATGAATGACAACAAGTTTCTAACATATGGTGTCACACTTATGGCAGCAACTGATGATGCGTTTGCATATATACTTGGCCGTGCTAAGATGCGTGAAAAAGCATTACTGTCAGCTTTTGATGTACAAGATGCTGGTAAACTTACTGCGTATAGCGACATAAAGCCTGAGTTAATTAAGAATTTTGAAGACTATTTTTATAGTGACATTTTTGATGGTATGGGTAATATAACTGACGCAGCTACAAAGTTTGCACGTCAAGAAGTTACACTTACACAGGAACTTACAGGTTTTTCTAGAAACCTAAACGCAGTGTTTCAGCAAAATCCTTGGGCTAAACCTTTCTTTTTATTTGCACGTACAGGTGTAAACGGTCTAAAACTTACAGCAAAACATACACCCGGATTTAACTTCTTAGTTAAAGAATGGAATGATATAGCTTTTGCTGATATAAGCAATCCTAGAGTGTTTGAAGAGTTAGCTAAGTATGGTATAACAAACGAGCGTGAGTTACTTAACGCTAGATATCTACAACGTGGCCGATTGGCAATGGGCTCTGCTCTTGTATTTATGGCAGCTCAAGCATGGATGCGTGGTGATATGACAGGTAATGGGCCAATAGATAGGCAAAAACGTAATGTTTGGATAGATGCTGGTTACAAACCTAACTCTATAAAATTAGGTGGTGTGCTGGTAAACTACAACTCATTCGAGCCATTCAACCAGATTATGTCTATGATAGCTGATATAGGTGACGCTAGCTTACTTATGGGTGAAGAGTGGACAGAAGACAACTTACTAAAAGTAGGTTTACTGCTTGCTCAAGGTGTAACAAGTAAATCTTATCTTGCTGGTTTACAATCGTTTGTAGACTTGTTTGGTGCAAAACCCGGACAGCCTGCAAGAATAGCAGCTAACTTAATGAACAATACTATACCTCTTGGAGGTCTACGTAACGATCTTGGTAAGCTATTTCAACCATATACTAGAGAACTAAACTCTGGTATTATACAGTCTATACGTAACCGTAACAAATACTTTGATACCCTACCCGGTAACGATCTGCCTATAAAATATGACATACTAGCTCCTAGACCAGTCAATCCTTATGACTTTATGACTAGAGCGTATAACATGTTTAGTCCTGTACAGATGAATTTAGATAATAGCCCCGGTCGTGAGCTACTATTTAAAAGTGGTTATGATATGAGATTATCAGTTCTGTTTTCACCAGATGGTGATGATCTTACAAAAGAGCCAGTGCTTCGTTCTAAGTTTCAGCAAGCTATAGGTAAACAAAATTTAGAGGTCGATCTAATTAAGTTAGCTAAAGATCCTAGAATTATAGCATCTATAGAACAGATGGATAAAGATAGAGCTGCTGGTAATCGTGGTGACTTTGAACCTATGGATTACTACCATAACAAAGTAATTAGACGTTTATTTGCTAGAGCAGAACGTATAGCTTGGATGGAGGTAAGTGGAGAACCTCGTGCACAAGAGATTAAAAAAGAAAGATTAGAGAAGAAAATTCAACGACAAGAAAAAGGTCGTCAAACCGGTAACATCCTCAACATATACAAATAATGGCAACAACATTCGTAGAATACACTGGGGATGGAAATGCGACTAAGGCGTTTTCTTTCCCTTCATATCAAGAATCTGATGTTAAAGTTCGTGTAGATGGTGTACTTAAAACAACAAGTACACACTACAACATCACTAGCTACACTACTACAGGTGGTGGTAATGTAGTTTTTACATCAGGCAACATACCACTTAGCGGAACTATTCGCATATATCGTGACACCAGTGTAGATGCAGCTAAGGCTACATTTACAGCAGGGTCATCCGTAAAAGCAGCTGACTTAAATAATAACATAACACAGCTTCTATACAGAGCACAAGAAGAGCAAGTACCTAATCTTGTACAAGCATTTGATATAGAAGCAAGTGCTATAGAAACAGCTAATATAAAAAATGATGCTGTAAACGCTGATAAAATAGCTGACGATGTTATAAACTCTGAACATTATGTAGCTGGGTCAATAGATCATGAACACTTAGCTAACGACATTATAGATGGAGACAACATACAAGACGATGTAATTAACTCCGAACATTATGTTGCTGCTAGTATAGATCATGAGCATCTAGCCAATGACATTATAGATAGTGATAACATTCAAGATAACGCTATAAACTCTGAGCACTATGTAGATGCGTCTATTGACCATGTGCATTTATCTAATGACTGTATAGATGCAGATAACATACAAGACAACGCTGTTGGATCTGAACATATACAAGCTGATGCTGTCACTGATTCTGAGATAGCAACCGGAACTTTAGACAATAGATACTTCACAGAGACCGAACTAAATAATGGTCAATTAGATGGCCAGTACTACACAGAAACAGAATTAGACGCTGGTCAATTAGACAATAGGTATTTTACAGAAACTGAACTGTCTAACGGTGCATTGGATGGTAGATACTTTACAGAAACAGAAGTTGAAGATAACTTTCTTAGACAGGATTCTAGCGAAACTATAGCTAGTGGAGTTACATGGTCTAGTGTTGACTCAAAAGTAGCTACAACAAAAGCCATAGACTTACGTATTATTGACCTTGTTGATGACGTAGGTGGTTTTGTACCAATAGCAAATGAGTTAAGTTTTCCTAATGACAACCCTGATATAAATGATCCTGACACTGGTGGGACTATTGTAAGTGTTAGAATTTTAAGCACTAGCTATACGCCAACAGCTGGCACAGTAACTATTGCTAATGGTACTGTAGGTAACTCTACTGTTACAATTACAAACTGTGGAACTACAGTTTTACAAGCTGGCTTTGGTGTATTAGTTGAAACTACATCAGTAGGAAATACATATCAATTTCATAGATTAGTACCAAAGGCAACTGAGGTATCTACTGTAGCATTAAATGCTGTAAATATAGCAGCAGCTGGAGCTAACATAGTAAATATAGATAACTTTGCTGATAGATACCAAATTAGTAATAACGCACCTACAGCTAGACCTGACAGTGGTACACTACAAAATGGTGACTTATGGTTTGATAGCTCATCTAACAAAGTTATGATGGTCTATGATGGTAGCTCTGGCGATGGATTTAGTGCTATTACACCTAACCAGTCTGACTTAACTAACATTAATATTGTAGCTGGACAGATAACATTCCAAGAAGATCTAGGTCTTATAACTAACGCAGTTAATACTGGATCTGGTAATAACTCTGTAAATACAGTTGGAGCTAACATTGCTGATGTAAATACAACTGCAACAAATATAGCAAAGATAACTACTGTTGCTGACGATTTAAACGAAGGCACATCTGAAATAGATACAGTTGCTACAAGCATTGCAAACGTAAATACTGTTGGTACTGATATTGCAAATGTTAATACTGTAGCCGCATCTATAGCGAATGTAAACACAGTACAAGGTTCTATATCAAACGTAAATACTGCTGCAACTAATATAGCAAGTATAAACACAACTGCTGCTAGTATAGCAAATGTAAATAACTTTACTGATAAATACCAAGTAGCAGCTAGCGACCCATCAACAGATGGTGGTGGTAATGCACTTGCTGCTGGTGACTTATACTTTAACACTTCTGCTAATGAACTTAAAGTTTATTCAGGTTCTCAATGGCAGGGTGGTGTTACAGCTACTGGTAGTTTTGCTGCTACAACAGGTAACATTTTTACTGGTACTAATATACACAACGACAACGTAAAGTCTATTTATGGTACGGGCTCTGACGGTATGGAATTATTTCATAACACTAGCGATTCAATCATAAATGATACAGGTACAGGCAGTTTAAAATTACAAACTGGTGGAAACACTAAACTAGAAGTCGCATCTACAGGTGTCACTGTAACAGGACTTGTATCAGCAACTACTATTGATGGTAGTGCTGGTGATAACTTAACTCTCGATTTTGGAACCCTATAAATGGCAAAATTATTAAAATTAAGACGAGGAAGTACCTCGCAACATAGTAGCTTTACTGGAGCCGAGGGTGAAGTTACCGTAGATACTGATAAGGATGTCCTTGTCGTAAATGACGGCTCAACTGCTGGTGGACACCCACTAGCTGCTGAAGATATGTCTAATGTATCTTCCGCTTCTATTGCTGGAAGATTAGCTACAGATTCTATAGCAACAACTAAGATTGCTGCTGGAGCTTTACCGACAGACGTAACAGTAGCTAGTGCAAATATAGTTAACGGAACAATCGTAAACGAAGACGTTAACGCATCTGCTGCAATAGCTGGAACTAAAATATCTCCTGACTTTGGTTCTCAAAATACTACAACTACAGGAATTGCAGCAGTTGGAGAGTTACAAGTTACATCTACCGCACCTAAAATACTTTTAACTGATTCAGATAGTAACCCTGATTTTGAAATAAGAAATTTAAATGGTTCTTTAAATTTTAAAGATACTACAAATGATTCAACTAAATTGTCTCTTCAACAAAGTCAAGTGACAATAACTGACAACTTAGACTGTGGTTCTGGTGTTGACGTAACAGGAAACATCACAGTTACAGGAACAGTTGACGGTGTAGACGTTGCTGCTCTTAATACAACAGTTGGAAACTTAGGAATTTCTGGTGGTGCTATAGCTAGTTCTACAACTGCAACTACACAGTCTGCTAGTGACAACAGTACAAAAGTTGCTACAACTGCATACACAGATACAGCAATATCAAATTTAGTAGACTCATCCCCTGCTGCTCTTAATACTCTTAATGAGTTAGCAGCAGCTATAAACGATGATGCTAGTTTTTCTACAACTATTACTAATAGCATTGCTACTAAGATGCCTTTGTCTGGTGGTACGTTTACAGGTAGCGTTATAGTTGGAAATGGTGGAACTTCTGTCTCTGACGCAGGGCTAGTAGTTTCAGCAGATGATTCTGGTGCTGCTATAATGTTACAAAGAAGTGGTAGTGGAAGATTCGACTGTTCCGTTGCAAATGAAAGTGGTAGTTTAGTATTTAGAACCGGATCAGATTCATCAACTGTTGCCGGTTTAAGTAACCGTTTGTCAATTAATGGAAGTACAGGAAACATCACAGCAGCAGGCACACTGACAGCTAATACATTCAGTGGTTCTGGTGCGTCCTTAACAAACATCCCTGCTGCAAATATCACAGGTACATTACCAGCTATTGATGGTTCAAACCTAACTGGTATTGTATCCATACCCGCTGGTATGATTATGATATGGTCTGGTGCTGCAAACGCTATACCTTCCGGTTTTACTTTATGTGATGGTAACAATAGTACACCTGACTTAAGAGATAGGTTTGTTGTTGGAGCACAAAACTCTTACAGCGTAGGTAATACTGGTGGTGCTACATCCGGTTCAGATACTGTTAATATAAGTTTCAGTGTTTCTGGTACTACTGGAGGGCCAAGTACTACTGGTGCGGCTGGTGGATTCCAGACCAGTATAGGAGCTAGAGAAAACCATACACACAGCTTTAGTGGATCTGGTTCTGACTCTGATACTGTAACCATAGCTACACTACCTCCTTACTATGCTCTTTGCTATGTAATGAAAACCTAATACTTACATTTATTATGAAATCTTTTATTATATTAATATTGCTAACTTCAGTATCTTCTGTATTAGCACATCCACAGCATCACATACATGAGCATGGATCTACCAACAATACAGATACCTCAGCCGTTTTCGATAAAAACGGTTGAAATACCACTTCCTACAGCTGATGTTCCCTCATATCAACCTTTGGTCGTACCTCCGCAAGATTTACGAAGACCCGAAGGCACAGAGGAGGTGCGGACAGAAGAAAACCCACCCCCAAAAATACACTTTCCACCCTTACCTAGTATCACTTTACCATCGCAAGAAGTCTTAGTTGCTGCATCGGTTACTGCTGTAACTGCTGTAGCAGCTGCGACTGTTACACAACCTGTAATCAATGCGTTGAAAGATAAAATACAAAAGTTTTTACAAGGCAAGATAAACAAATGGAAACAAAACCGCCAGAAAAGAAAGGCATCCTTAGAAAAATCAAAGAAAACGTAGACGACCATGACGAACAGATGGCCGTACTGGGTGCAATAGTGCGTCTAGGCGTAGTTATCTGGTCTGGTTTTATTATTACACTAAACTATGTAGAGCTACCTATGGTCAAAAAGACCGGAGCATCATCGGATATCACGTTCGTTGCTTCGATATTTACGGGAGCTCTAGCAACCTTTGGGCTATCTACAGGTAGAACAAAAGGCGAAAAAGACAAACAACCAAAGCAATGAAGAAACTAATTCTTCTCTTAGCCCTGTTATCACCCGCAGTAGCAAGAGCTAATACTGTCACGCCCCAGTTTACTACAGGGTCGATGAATAGTACAACTACAACAACTCAAACTATCGTAGAAACAGAGCAAGTACAAGTATTCGGTGCGAATGTAAACACTTGGTCTGGAACTAACATAACGGCATCTGCTAGTGCCGGTATTGCCGGTGGTGATGCAGTATTTACAGTTACTGACAACACATTACCATGGAGCTTAGAAACAACAACAAGAGCAGCAGGCTTAGTAGAACAAAGAGATTATACAAGAAACTTTACAATAAACTCTACTACTACATCGCTCTCTGTCTTCTCTCAGTAACACCTGTATACGCTGAAGGAGATACAGTTAATAAATCAAATCCTGTAGCTGCGGCTACGGGTAATGTGACGAACCAAGCCGTGCAGTTCCAGAACAACGGTGCAGCGTCACGTCAGGTATACGGCCCAAACATACAATGTAATGGGTCTACTATGACGTTTAGTCCTTTTTATATGGGCAATGATACAAAACCAGAAACTGAAGATGGTTACAACATCAATCAGAACTGGGGTTTTCAGCTAAACTTTATGGTTCCGCTAGATCGAGAAGGTCTGCGACAATGTAAGCGTATAGCTAAACGTCAGGAAGAAAAAATGAGACTAGACTATGAGCTAGTTCGTGCGTTGAAATGTGCAGAACTTAGACAACGTGGCTTTACATTCCATCCTCAATCAGAAATGGTAGTGCTATGCCAAGATGTCGTACCTATCTCTGCCTTACAACCACCTAAACCAAAGAAAAAGAAATTTTGGCAACGATGAGCACACTAACAGATCAAAGAGCAGCTAGAGAAGCAGCTACAAAAACAAAACCAAAGAAAAAATCAACAGCAAAACGTGACGAACACGGACGTTTTATCAAAAAACATGATCCAGACCTAGATACACCATCATTATGATCGCACTTATTAAACCTATACTGTTCAAGTTTTTGGGCAGCAAAGCTGTAAAAGAGCTTGTAGTAAAACTACTAGAAGCATACAGTAAGACTACTGACAATACAGTAGATGACAAGCTAACAGCTCTTGTCAAGAAAAACTTATTACCAGAAGAATAATGGAGAATCCAAGGGTTATACCCAAAAAAGCAACCGAAGAGAGTTTTAACGAGCTACACTACCTTGTTACAGAGGACTTTCTACGCAGAATAAAGAGTGGAGAAGCAACAGTACAAGATCTAAAGGCAGCTTGTGATTGGCTAAAAACCAATGACATTACAGGTGTCGCTTATGAGGGTAGTCCCTTGGACAAACTCAACAAGATCATACCTACTGTAGATCCATCTTTAGTAAAGAGAAAAGTCTATGGCAAAAACTTCTAAGTACTACAAGAAAAATCCAAAGGCTGCTGCAAAGCGACGCAAACAGCAACGTAAGTACAACAAAACTAAGAAAGGTCTAGAGATTAGAGTCAATGCAAACAAACTTAATAGAAAACTTGGTACATATGGAAACCGTGACGGTCTGGATGCCGCCCATTATAAGGGTAGCAAGACCC